CGGGCGGTCCAAGCACCTTCGTTTCGGTTGCTCAGCTTCGGAACTCTACTGGCTACATCTTGAATGCCGTTACGGCCAGCTTGACGATTCCGAACAACACCAATCGCTTCATCATCACGGCCCAACCGGCTGTAGCTACGATTCTTCTGCCGGTTTCGCCAGTCTTTGATGGATCGATGATCGAAGTCATCAATGGGACGGCCGCAGCCTTCGTGACCAACGCGGTGACGATCCAACCGAACACAGGTCAGACCTTGGTCGGTGGCAACGTCACTATCACTACCCTTGCTGCTGGAGCCAGCGTTGAGTTCCAGTATTCGCTTAGCAACAACACTTGGTACCGACTAAGATGAGATGCTTCGCGGCGCTTCTGGGCCTGTTGCTTGCGTCTACGGCGGCGCAGGCCCAGATTGCTCCAATCGTCTCTGCTGGAGCATTAACAAGGGAAGTCTGTGCAACGCCAACGGTAACGGCAGCAAGTGCCTATGTCGCTGGTAACGTTGTCGGCGGCCTGATCACACTTACCGCCTTCAGATCTTCGGCTCAAGGTGCCCCAGATAACGGTGGCATCATGCAGTCAATCCGAATCACTTCGAAGTCAGTGATTGCTGGTGAAATGGACGTCTTTCAGTTCAACGCGAACCCAACGAACACAACCTTCACTGACAAGACCAATCCAGCAATCAACGCCCTTGACGTTACCAAAGTCCTTCCGATGATCGCAATGGCCACTGGCTCATCGAAGCTCGGAACAATGACAGTTTGGGGCGTCGATGGCCTTGGTAGGGCTCACGTTGGAACGGCAGGGCAAAGCGACTACTTCGTAATGGTCACCGCTGGAACTCCAACCTTCGGGACGACGACAGATGTACAGTTTTGCGCGACGTACCTTCTTGATTAGTGCTTCAGCCTTTGTAGCGACAAGTGCGGAGGCTGGAATCATAATCAGAAGGATCCTCGGTAAGGCTACGGTTGGAGGTGGAGGTGGCCCTCCAGTTGGAGCGACAAGGGTCGATACGACTTTAGCGAATAATCGGGAAGTCACTAACCTCGTCGATATAAGGGTGACCAACTAATGGCAAACGTCCGAATCCAAGACCTGACGGCTGGTCCTGCGGTAATTGCCGCTGCCATCTATGAGATGGAGAATCCGGTTGGGACGAGCACGAAGCAAACGATTACTCAGCTTCAAACCTTCATGCAGGGTAATCTTGCCTCGCCTATTGCCCGACTGGATACAGCAGATCAGACGACAACTGGTGGAAGCAACGTTACCTCGCTTTCTCTTACCACTGGCAATATCACGATTGACTGTGGAGCAAGGCCACTTCAGTTTATCACGGCCAATACTGCCGCTTGGACCATCACGGCTCCGGCTAATGATGGAAGTTGTATGCTTCTTATCACTATGCCTGCTGCTTCTGGCGTGGTGCCGACTTTCTCAGGCTTTAGTGTTGGCAGTAATACTGGTGATACTATCACTAACGCTGCCAATGCTAAGTTCACTTTGAGTATCTGGCGAATCAACGCAATCTCAGGGTACCGCGTAGCGGCTCATCAATGATTAAACCACTTCATCCACCGAACTTTATGCCTGGGGTCCATGACCCATCGGTGGCGGCGTGGATCAATGCAGTTGCGATTGCTGGCGGAACAGTTAGTAATCAACGACGGAACCTTGTTGATGATCTTATAGTAGGCTTAAAGAGTGATGGGGTTTGGCCAAAGCTTGATCGGCTATGGATTTATGCGGCAGAGAATCAAGGGGCCGCTTTGACCGACATGGCTCTTTTAGCTAAAGCGACAGCTATTGGTGGACCACCATTTACTGTGGATCGAGGCTTTGCAGGGCAGCTTACCGCTTATCCGACCGCTTACATAGATAGTGGCTTTAGGGAGCAGGCTGGCGTAGCGTTTAAGCTGAACGATTGTCATATTGGTGCTTGGGCCGTTACGACTTGTGCTGGCGGTTATATGGTGGGGCAGATCGGCCACGCAGCGGATACGACGAGTTCGATCCTTGATAATGGAACGCTGATTCATATTGACTGTACGGATTCAACCGGCAATGGGCCCAACTTCACCTATACGGCGGGACAGAACCTTGGACACTTCGTGGGTTGCCGCACTAGCTCAACAGCACTCCAGCTATATCACAACGGCGCTTCTGTCGGTACGGCAAGTAGCACAAGTGGCTCGATTACTAACGTTAGTTGGACTTGGTCAGTTACTTGTATCGACGATCATAGTGCTGGACATGTGTCGGAGAATGGAAGCACTGGTATCCTTGCAGCGGTTAGTGCAGGAGGAAGTCTAACCGCGGGTGATGCTACTAACTTTTACAACCGCCTTCGTACTTACATGACGGCCGTAGGCGTTCCATGATTCCGCAATTTGTACCAACTGCATTTATGCCACAACCGGCCGCTGGTGGTGCTTATAGCGGGCCGGGCGATGTGGTGAGTGGCGCTACCGCCTGGTGGGGCCTGCGCGGATATAATGCTGCCGTCAGTAATGGCAGCACTAAAAGCGTGAATGTGCGTCGTTCGTCTGACAACACTACGCAGGATTTTGTCATTTTATCTAATGGCAATCTAGATGTTGCTTCGATTTCTTCATTCATTGGCGGCGGCAACGGTTTTGTTACCACCCTCTACGATCAGTCCGGCACCAATAATTTGACACAGGGGAACGCGGCTAATCAGCCGCAATTGATTCTTTCCGGCCTGGGAAGCCTGCCGATCATGCAATCGACGGGCAGTCAATTTATGTTTGTTACCACATCGACCGTTGATACTCAGCCGTTCACCGCGTCAGCGGTTGCGATCAGAACGGGCTCTTTCACCTCTAGCGGCATGTGCCTTACCTCGCAATCGCCGTTCGTACAACTTGGATTCCAGAGCGTCGCCAATACGCTACATTTCTTTGCCGGGACCGACATCAATGTTTCCGCGAACGACAACGTATGGCGGTCGCTTAATGCCGTTTATAATGGCGCATCCAGTGTTCTTTATGTGGATGGTACGGCCAACAGTGGTAATGCCGGAACTAACAATTGGGGCAGCGCTGGCACCACTTGGGGATTTATGGGTTTTGTTGGCGGCAGCTATATTTTGAACGGCGATCAAACCGAGGGCGGCCTCTGGCCGATAGGTTTCAGCGCGACGCAAGCGGCAAACATGAGCACCAACCAGCACAGCTATTGGGGCTTCTAACATGACACCAAATGACCGCTTCCTTCTGTTCAAGAATATCGATGACGCAAAGGCCCGCTCTGCGGAAGCAGCAACCGGCCTCAACTGGCGCCACGCCGACCACGACACGATCGGCAGCTATTGGTGGGAAACCATCGAGCTGACCGACGGCCAAGGTGCCGTGGTGATCCAGCCGACCGGCTCGGGACCGTTCGATGAGAGCCACACGCTTGACGATGGCACCACGCACGGACTGACCGATCAAGAAGTCAAGAAGCTGAATTCTTACTCTGATATCGAGCATCTACTTCCACCACCTCCAACGCGACCATAGGAGAATCCCATGGCTAGAATGCGCCTACAACAAGCTGCTGTTCTCGATCATATCAAGCGAAAGGTCGGGCAGACCGTTGCTGACACACCCGGGAATGCCCAAGCGGGAGACATCGTCTGGACGAGCCTTAGCGCCGCGACTTGGGCACCATACATGATCGCCCTTGACGCTTCTGCGACGACGATGATGAACGCCTCTCGCTTCGCTAATACTCCTGCTCCAAGGCCGGATGGCGTTACAAGTGTAGAGGGATAACATGGCCAGATGGAAGCTGAAAGCTCCTCACTACATCCTGATTCAAGGTAGTGAGTGGCAATACATCGAGACTGACCTTCAAACTGGAAGGCAGATGAGAAAGATGTATGCCGTCCCGGCACTTCTCGATCCGAATCAACCTGGGAATTCACAGGAGAGGCCAAATGACGGAGCAGGAGGATACACAGTCTGCTACGAAGGAAGAGGACAGCCCAACGATTACGTCTTCGCAGGTGATCCAACACCGGATATGGAACCTATTGACGATGAGGCAAAGGTCATCTCAGCGTCGAGGAAGGAGTTCTGGAAGCATCCCATTGAGGATCTGCCAGTATCCTATAGCCAGTCCATACTTAATGATCTTCAGCGACAAGTCGCAGACCTAGCGGTAGCTGGAATGAATGTGACGCCGATAAACCAGCCACCAAGGTCGCTCAAGGGGATTGATCCAAGTGAGTTCGCAAAGCTTCAAGAACAGGTTCAAGCTTTGATGGAAGCGAACGCTCAGCTTCAAAAGAAACTGATGGAGCGAGGTACTAGGAGGATCTGATGCCTCAGATAGCATTTCTGGCTGGAGGCTCTGGTGCGGTTGGCCCAACCTCCGGTGGGAAGATACATGCTAACAACAACTTGAGTCCGACACCGCAGCAACTTGTCGGAGGGAATCCGCAAAGGGTAAGCATCACCTTCCATAATCCGGGGCAGGTTGATGTGATGATCTACCCTGGGGCCGACTGGCAAGGGAATCCGATAGCTGCGACTCCAACAGCACTTGGCGGTTGTCTTAGGGTACCTTCGGTTAACGGGTACTTGCTAATCACTGGAGAATGCCAAGGATCTTGGTTTGGCTTTACCCTTGCTGGTCCAGGCGGGAATCCGTTGACCATTATGGAGAGCAATATATGAAGAAGCTAGCTCTTCTTGCACTGCTGCTTTCCACTTCTGCCCAGGCTCAAGTTATTGGGTCGCCCCCGGGTCAGTCAACGGCTGGTGTTCCAATCATTTCAACGCAACCGAATGCTTATCCTTGTAGCCCGCAAGTCGCTGACCCGCCTATTGGCTGTAGCTTTCCTCTTTGGCAGTATCCATTGATATCCGGGATTACCTCTCCCGGCTTTACCGGCCATGTAATGACCACGCTCGATCAGAACGTGGTCTTTGGTGGAAACAATGTTTATCCTTTCGGGGTTCTCGGTCAGAATCCGTATGTTCAAGGGACTAACGTACATGTTCTCAATTCTGCCGTTGGTCGGGTTCATGCACTTCGGTTCACCTCGGCTTCACTGACTGGATCTCCGATAACCATTAGCTTTCAAGATACCAGCACTAATAACGTTGATAGCGCAAACGGGCTTTGTGCTAACATTCGAGCTAACCCGACATTGTTCAATGCTCAGAGCTTGCCAGTAATCTGCGATCCGGTTACTGGTGGCGGAACGATGAACGTTCAATGGGACGCTCGATATACCGACCTGATGGTAACGGACGTTTCGACTCCTCCTGCATCTATTACTGTTCCAACACTGATACGGGCGATAGATTTCATCACGATAAACTTCGGTCGATATATCCCTGGATATGCTGCTGCTCCTGGCGATGCGAGCGTCTGCATTCAGCTTGTTGGGCAAACCATCAATGCTGTTTCATCTATTGATGCACAGATCTGTAGTCAGATTAACGGTGGCGTTAATGATGCTGCCTTTGCTACTCGAAGAACTTCTCTCTTCCTTACGAATGTGTACAATGGGGCTTCTCAAGTAGAAATTGGCCTTTCCAACGGAATGATCTTGTATGGCGCTGGCAACGCCCTTCCGACTGGTGGTTATATAGGGCCTGGAACAATCAATGTACCCGGCGGGTTTTATGTTAATGGCTCTCTGGTTACTGGCGGTGGAGGTGGGACTCCGGGAGGGCCAGCAAGCTCAGTTCAGCTTAATAGTGGAACCGGCTTTACTGGCTCTGCTAATCTTGAGTTCGATGGAGTCGGCCTTCTTGGCATAGGCACTTCTGGAACTTCTACAGGAAGGATAAATCTTTCCGGAGCAACTAGTGGAGTTGTGACCTTCCAAGCACAGGCTGTTGCAGGTACTTGGACATTCCAGCTTCCGGCTAACGCTGGAACGAGCGGGCAAGTCTTACAGACGAATGGGGCTGGCGTTACGTCTTGGACAACAGTTACTGGCGGCGGTGGAGGCACTCCTGGTGGGGCTAACGGAGCAGTCCAGTTTAATAATTCTGGGGCCTTTGGCGGTGTCCCTGCGTTTCAGTTTGATGGAATCGGCTTACTTGGCATTGGTACGGCTGGAACTACGTTGGGAAGGATAAATCTTTCTGGGAATACTAGTGGGACTGTGACAGTTCAACCGCAGGCTGCGGCAGGTACTTGGACTTTTCGCTTACCAAACTCCGCTGGAACCTCGGGTCAAGTTCTTCAGACGGATGGAACGGGAATAACCTCTTGGGCCACTGTGGCCGGAGGTGGCGGAACTCCAGGAGGACCAAGTGCATCTATTCAGTTTAACAATGCTGGAGCATTTGGAGGGAGTGCTAATGCTACTTTGGATAGCAGCGGCAATATTACCGCTGCCGGCACGGTAACTGCAAATGCTGCGACTGTTTCTCCAGGCAATCTTGTAATGGGCTCTGGAGCGTTGGCTCAAAGTGCAACAAGTGGATTCATCTATACCAATACGATGGTTGGTTCTCCAACGGGAACACCAACGGCAATTACTGGAAGGGCACCACTTGCGTTCGATTCATTCTCGAAGGTACTTTGGGTTTACACTGGTGGTGCTTGGGCCTCGCTTGGACAAGGTGGTTCCTGGGTTACCTACACATCGACGGTAACTTGTCAGTCTGGTGGCCCACCGACGCTTGGGACTGTGGTTGCTCGGGAAATGGTGGTTGGTAAGACTGTATACTATAACATTGTTATTCCGGTCACTAATATTGGCACTTGTGCCACCTCTATGGAAGCGACTTTGCCAGCGACTACTCAGACTTCTTCGGATCAATTCTGTGGGGCCGGGGCCGATGCTGGGAACGCATATACTCTCTCTGTGGTATGTGGCCCTGGTTCAACCCAAGTTATCATTAGGAAGTATGATGGGACTTTTCCTGCTAACAATTCCTCCATTCTTGTCGTTGGAGGTGTATATGAGAGCAGTTAGTCTGGGAGTAGCTCTTCTATTTACTTCTGGCGCTTTAGCACAAGAAGCTCCAACTTTGATGGAACTTCAACAGGCTAATCAATTCGTTGCTACTGAACTTGGTCAAACCAAGATCACATTGGCTGTAATGTACGCTAGAGTTCAGATTCTACAGGCAAAGATAAAGGAGTTAGAAGATGCCAAGCAAAAGCCCTGCTCAAGCTCGCCTGATGGCGGGAGCAGCCCACAGCCCAGCGTTCGCTAAGAAGGTTGGAGTGCCGCAGAACGTGGCAAGAGAGTTCAACCAAGCCGATGCTGGAAAGGGAATCTTGAAGAAGAAGAAACCGGCGCCGAATGCGGAGAAACGCTAATGGGCGTAAGGGATCGCGACCATAAGATGGAAGCCGATGAAGTCGTACCGGAACGGATCTGGCGTTTAACGATGCACTACCATGACTTGATCTATATCAAGTATTACTGGGAGAGTATCGGGCAGCAAGCTCCACAGACCTTTCTCGAAGAGATGGAGCGAACGAATAAGAGGCTCCATGAGTATCTCGAAGTAGAACGGAATCAGGGTGGGGCATATCACGAAGCGGGATTAAAGGAGAAGATAGATGAAGCAAGGAAGAGCAGGTAAGGAAGTGACCTTTCACAAGGTCGCTCATCCAAGTACGAAAGCCGTTGACCCTGGCGGGGCAGACCAGCTTGGTCAGGCAATGGCTGATAAGATGCGTGAAGGACATCATGTTCCGGGGAATTCGGCGGAACGGTTGTTCATGGGGAGGGGATATGAAGGACCAAAGCCACCTGCACAAGCTGCTGGTCCTGGTGGTGGAAGAGTTGTGCATAAATCTGGAAGTCAAGGGAGACACTAATGTCAGTCGATTGGAACAAAGCATACCTTCTACTGGATGTGGTGGAGAAGAGTTTCGGCCATCCACAACTGAAGCTATTGCACGATGAGGCTTTACAAGAGCTTCAGGAAATGTGCGATGAGATTACTGCCGATCAGCCGAAGCCACAACCGACAGCGGCGGCAGCGAAGACACCTGAAAGGAGAATGTGATGGCGAGAGAAATCCTTGGGGAATATGGACCCGAGCGTAGCACTGGTCCTGCTTCACGTCCTGGCGGTGTTATGAGAGCAAGGGACGTGATGAACTACAAGCCACCGCAAGGCCCAACGAATATCAATGATCCGAAAGGTCCAGGGTTGCATGGCCATGACTGCGGTAACATGAATAGGCCAACGGTAGATCGTGACGATACTAGCGGTAGCGCTGGCCTTCACGGAACCAATAAGGGCAACGATGGCTCACAGAGATGACAGTAGAGGTCGATATCGTCAATCGTGCTCTGCAAATCATCGGAACGCGAACAACAGTAGCATCCCTTACTGAGCAGAGCAACGAAGCGATCCAGGCGAACATAATCCTGGAGCCATTGCGTGACGCCTTGTTACGCATGGCTCCATGGAATTGTGGGACTATTTACAACAATCTGGTGCTGATAACAGCAACGCCTGGAACGCCAGAGAATCCAAGTGTAGGACCACAGACAACGTGGCAGAGGGGAATTCCACCGCCACCGTGGGCATACGAGTATCAGTATCCAGTAGATTGTCTGAGGCCAATCTATATCATACCACAATTCTCTACCGGGTTTGCTTCAGGTATTCCGATTACTACGGCTGTAACCGGCGCAGCTCCGGCCTTTTGGCTTGGGCCACCGCAGAAGTACAAGGTCGCGGTCGATCAGTTCTTTATGGTTCAAGCGGCAACGGTTGCTAATTCTGGAACCAATTATCAGGTTGGCGAAGTTATAACCTTAGTTGCTCCACCGCCAGCCACACCTCCATCTTTAGGAATTCCTATCCCTGGCGGTGCTCCGGCCCAGCTTGTAGTTCTAACGACTGGAGTTGGACAAAGCGTTGCTACGGTTGGGGTTGTACCCCAGATCATTGGAACAGCTGCACTAGCTCTTGGAGGAAGCTATCTCCATAACCAACAGGTGCAACCGATTGGACAAGCATCTTCGACGAACTTTGGAACAGGCGCAACCTTTAATTTGACGTATAGCTCGGTAATTCCAAATCAGGAGCAAAGGGTCATTCTAACCAATCAGGAGTTCGCTACCCTTTGTTATGTTCGACAGGTCCAGAACCCAAACGTAATGGACGAGAACTTCCTTGAAGCTTGGGCTGGAATAGTTGGGGCAAGACTGGCAATTCAGCTTACTGGCGATAAGGCAATGGCGAATATGGGCGTTGCCCTCGCCAATAACCTGATTACTGAGGCAAGAAAAGCAGATGCAAACGAAGGATTGACTATTAATGATGTGACGCCGGACTTTATCCGAACTCGTGGGATCTATTATCCAACTTGGGAGATAAGTCCGAATATCCAGTTTGATTGGGGACCGATGTTTGCGAGCTATTAATGGCCCAACCAGTTATTCAACATGCCTTTAATACTGGCGAATGGGCACCGGCGCTCAACGCTAGGGTGGATCTTCAGAAGTACCACCGTGGCGCGGCAACAATGCGGAACTTTTATGTCGATTACCGTGGAGGTGCTAGCACTAGGACTGGAACTAAATTTGTTGCTCAGGTAGGTCTTCCGGGCTTCGCGGTCAGGTTGATTCCATTTCAGGCTTCGTTCGAAATCTCGTATGTTATTGAGTTTGGGAATGGGTATATTAGGTTTGTAAGCAATGGCAATTTGGTCTTA